TATTTGAATCACCATCTACTAGGACATAAAGAAAGTGATTGTCTTCCATTACGTAAAACTTCATATAATTTGAACTGCCCCGTACATCTAAGTCAACGTTAGTATTATCAACATCTTTACTAGCATCACTTCTAAATATTAATTTATTAGAACTTCCAGTAATATCAATATCATACCAATGTCCAGTAGAATTAATATCGCTTTGGTCTAGTTCTAAATCGTTTGAATTTCCTGTAACTGTATAATCAAAAGTCATGTTAGTTCCCATGAATCCAGGCTGACTATTGTCAAAGTCTAATCCTATATCATTTGAATTTCCAATTTGTTTAATGATTATATCTACATTATTACCTTGAATTAATAGAGGAACAGATGTAGATACACCAATTGTATTAGATGAACCGTCTTGTTTTATAAAGATAGTACTATTTGTTTGATCCGTTTGTTTTATGTAGACTGAGTTACTCGCATAGCAATTAATCGCTGTTGCTAGTATCAGTATTAGACTCAATAGTAACGCTCTCATCTGCAACCTCCAATGCGGCTTTCTCATCTTTTTCTTCATGTATGTTTAACTGAATAAGTGCCTTGCGATTTTCCATTTCAAGGAATTTTAATTCCATTGCGGCGATATGTTTTAAATGTGCTCGGTATTCATCCCAAGTTTTAAATTTTGTACCGTTTTCTTCATTATACTTTGCTATTTCAAGTTTTTGTAATCTTTCGTTTTCTTTTCTTATTTTTTTCTCTTCTAAATATTCTTCTCTTGTTTTAACTTTTACAACTGTTTGTTCCACACTTAAATCTACTTTAACTTGTTCATCAGTAACAACTTCTTCGTCTGTATCTTCAACTGCTTCTGGTAGCACTGGTTCAGGTGGTAGTTTAATTTTCCATAAATCCTTTTTAGCACCTTGTTGTATAATTTCTGCAACACCGGCTTCTATTGCTTTTCTTACAGCAAAAGTTACTGGTTCATTTCTTGCCACACCTGCTTCTGATTCTAATAACATTGTATCAGCATCAAAATATTTGAATATGTCTGCACCTTTACCTGTAGAGAATATTGTTTTTTCAATTGTAGTTGATATAACAACTTCACCGCTCTGTACATTTACTAATCTTAAAATAATAGTAACAACATCTTGTCTGTATTGCGTATTTGCTTGTACACCTAAAATTCTTGCACCTATACCACCTGATTTAGTATCTGAATCGTATCCTACTATACCACCTGTAATATAAGCACCAGCAAATAATAATGCCGGTAATGGTTCTGCATTATCGCCGTCTGCCATTTGCCTTGTTGATCTAATAAGTTTTCTTTCTTGTAATAGACTTGGTAAACTTGCTCTCTCAACAACTCTAAACCATTTGCCTTCTCCAGCATCTTGTAATGCTTTAATTAAAATTTGATATGAACCTTGAGTTACTGCTGTACTCATTGAAGCAAAACTGCCTCCTGGTTTCTTTTGTCCTGTCATATCTAAGAAATCATACACAGCGATTATAACTGGATCTCCGTCTAGTTCAGGTACTTCTATAAATGTTTTTGCTGATGGAACTTGAGTTCTCACATCAAAATCTGGTCTACCAGCACAACTAGCCAAAAGTAAACTTGCTAAAAATATGAATATAAATTTTTTAAACATTATTAATCTTCTTTCGGCATTGTAAACGTTGTTACTGTACCATCTGTTTCAGTCACTGTGATAACAACATTACCAGTACTCGCAGGTGTCTCCCAAGTTACAACTTCTCCACCAATTGGTGATGTAAATGTGCCTGAGTCTTGTTGTAAACCGTCAGCACCAAATACGTTTGTTGTAATTTGTTTTGCTAGAGCAGTGTAAAATCTTGATTCTAAATTTGCTTTGAATTTTGCAATCGCAGTATTTTTTGCATCTGATTCTTCTTTTTCTTTTGCGGCCTTTTCAGCGGCCTTAATAGCATCTTTTCTAGTTTTTTCTATATTTTCAATTGTTAGATAGTGAGATGATTTTCCAGAGCCACTAAATGATGGACTATGAAAATCAAATGTTATTTCACTGGCATTTACACCTGTGACCATGAACAAGCCTACTAAAATCGGTGTTAAAATTCTCATTTGTTTGATAAATTCTCCTAAAATTCTTTTACCACAATATTTATGTTATTTGATTGTAGTTTTATATGCACTTAAATATCAATGCACTATGTCGAAAATTTTAACAAGCACATGGACGGTTTGTGTCACTTTATTGGTACTATTACTGATTAAATGGGCAGATCCTACTCCTATACAGTCAGCCAAACTGACCACATTTGATTCCTATCAAAAATTTGGGCAACATTTTGATTCAAAAAGCCTAGTTTTGTTAGATCTATCTGATAAGGCTTTAAAGAAGGCCGGCCAGTGGCCGTGGAAACGAGATTATCTTGGCAGGGTGATTGTTAATGCATATAGGAACGGTGCCGCACTGGTTGTCTTGCAAGTCGTATTTGCACACAAGGATAGGCTGGGTGGTGATGAGATGTTCCTCAAAATGATAGACAAATATCCTGTAATCCTTACTGAAACAAATGACGTTAAAAACCTACTCAGCATTAAGCGAAAAGCACTTGCAATAGGTAATGTGGATGTGCCTGTTGATATAGACGGTACTATTAGAAAACTGCCACTTGAAAATTCTATTCCAGAAGTGATATTAAAAGTTATCAAGTTTGAAACCAAAGCAAAAGACAACATTTGGATTGATTTTCGTCATCATATTCCACGAATAGATTTTACTGACAAAGATTGGTCAAGTATGAAAGGCAAAATTGTGTTTATTGGAACTACATTTAAAGGGTCAACATTTGTTACTACTCCTAATGGTTTAAAAAACACACACGAGATTATGGCTATTAGTACTGAAACATTATTATCAAAAAAATTTATTAGCAGGCCTGGTTGGTTAGAGAACATGGAATGGGCATTTGTTATACTAGGAGGTATATTATTCCTAGTTATTATTCCACGACTTGGTGTACTATGGAGTTTTGTACCTTTCATAGTTTATCTAACTATTGTACTTGGAACGAGTGCTTATCTATGGAATGCAAAATTATATCTTACAGATTGGTTAACACCTATTGTTATTATAACTTTAGTTTGGGGACATTTAATATACAATAATTTTGCACGAGAGAACAGATTAAAATTACAAATCAAAAGACAGTTTGAACATTACCTTGCACCTGCAATGGTTAAGAAGTTGCAGAAAGATCCATCACTGTTAAAATTAGGTGGCGAAACAAAAATAATGACATTTATGTTTTCAGACATACGTGGTTTTACTCCTATATCAGAAAAATACAAAAGTAATCCAGCAGGACTTACAAAACTTATTAACAGATTTTTAACACGAATGACTAACATTGTAATTGCCAACAGTGGAACAATAGATAAGTTCATGGGTGATTGTATAATGGCATTTTGGAATGCACCACTTGATGTAAAAGATCATCAAATGTTAGCAGTAATGACAGCGTCACAGATGCAATCAGAACTAGCAAAATTAAATGCAGAATTATCTGCAGAAGGTTTGCCTAATATTAATATAGGCATAGGTATTAACACAGGCGAAGCACTTGTTGGTAATATGGGATCTGATCAAAGGTTTGATTACTCTGTAATAGGCGATGCAGTAAATCTAGCCTCTAGATTAGAGAGTTCAAGTAAAACATTAGGCAAGACTCTAGTAATTTCTGAAAATACAATGTGTGGAATTGAACATATATTTCCTTTTGAATACATAGATAGCATCACAGTTAAGGGTAAAACAGAGCCAATTAAAGTTTATACAGTGGATAGATAGAATTATAAATAGTTTTAATGGACGTAGAAGCAATAACAATATTATCTAAATTATGGCCCATCTTTGTGGCCTTCATATTGCTAATTGTGACTTTAGCACAGGCACACTATCGAATTAAAGTGCTTGAAGAAAAAGTCAAGGTTGCGTTTGAGTTGATCAACAAGATGTCTGACAAGTTTAGCAAATAAACACTCACTTTAGTCATTGAAAAATCAAATTAAATATTTCTTGGTCAGGGGAACAGAATGAAGTTTATAATGGTAATAATAATATGCTTTGGTGCGAATTGTCAAGCACTTTGGGAAAGGGTACCATATGACTCCGAATCAACTTGTTTACAAAGCACAAAGTCTGTTGCTTCTTATATGCAAGGCCAATACCCAAACTCATCTGGTGAAATATACTGTATGAATGAAGAGCAGTTTGATATATTTTATAAAGATCTAGAAAAAGGATTGAACTTAAATTTACAATACACACCTTTACCAGACAAACCTGACGCTTAATTAATTTTTACGTAAAAAAATCACCAATTAAATATTGGTATGGATTATTACTGTACTAAAAAATTTACCGAATTAACAGTTCACGTACAAGGCAGACTACTTTATAATTGTTGTAAAGCATGGCCTGAAAGAGTGAACATTGATTGGCTAGAAAACAATCCTGGAAAACTATTTCATACAGAACAAATGATTGAGGACAGGCAAGCCATGTTGGAAGACAAGTCTTGTAAGTCATGTCACTTTGGTTGTTACAAACAAGAAGAACAAGGATTAATGAGTCATAGACTTTTGTCAAAAACTGATGAATTTATTTCTGATCCATATGCTCCAGTAAAAGAATTAAGTATTGCTTTATCCACAGATTGTAATTTAACTTGTATCTATTGTAGTCCTGAATGGAGTTCTTCATGGCATAAAGACGTAGACAAAAATGGTTCATACAAATTAAATGGATTCACATTAGATAATGATAATTTTACCACACTATGGAATAAGATGAAACAAAAATCTCGAAGTACAGAAACAAAGTTTTTTAAATTGTTATTAGAAGAAATAAAAATGGCAAACGGTTTAGAAGAAGTTGTAGTGCTAGGAGGTGAACCTTTATTACACAACAACTTAAAACCACTTCTAGAACAAATAAACGATAAAGCAATAACTGTGGTAAGCGGATTGGGTGTAAATCGTAATAGATTAGAAAATATTTTAAGCAAAGTTGATAATGAAAAAGTAGAATTTAGAGTTTCTGCAGAAAGTACAGAAAAACTTTTTGAATTAATTAGATATGGAGCAAGTTGGAATAGTTTTTTAGAAAATATAAAAGTAATAGAAGACCACGGATTTAAAGTTACATTCAGTTCTACAATTTCTAATTTAAGTATTTTAGATTTTGGTAATTTTTATAAATTGTTCAACAAAGATCATAAAATTCATTTTAATGGAATGGAAGAACGACCGTTCTTAATGCCCCATGTACTAGATGATAAATCCAAAGAAAATTTTATTGCTAATAAAGACCTTTTTAACGATTCAGAAATGTTTAAAGACATTAAAAAATCAATGAATAGTTCTTATACTGATTTAGAGTATAAAAACTTTATTAAATTTTTAAAAGAATTCTCTTCTAGAAGAAATATTGACTTATCTTTTTTACCAGAACACTTTAAAAAGTGGTGTAATCTGTAGTACAATACACAGTTGACAAATACCAAATCTATAGTATAATTTTACTATGTCAAACTATATTACAAGTCTGGCCAATTACTTGTTTCGTAAAATAAACGATTACCAAAATAATGAACAAGTTAGAAAAGAAAAGCCAATGTTATGGCCTGCAGGAATATATTTTACAGAAAAAAATATAGAAAGATGGATCGAAGAACACGATAAAAAAAATGACTAAATGTTGGAGTATAGAATTAAACTTTCCTACAGACAAAAAAATAAAAACTTTTGTTTACTCTGATACTGGAGAAGACATAGCAGATAGATTTCCTAATTGTAAAGTAAAAGTTTTAAAAGAGATTGATGATCCATTAGCAGAAAGCAAACCAAAACCTAGAAAAAAAGAAGAATATATATGATCCATGCAATGATAGATTTGGAAACTTTAAGCACTAATCCTGAGGCTACAATTTTAACAGTAGGTGGTGTTAAGTTTGATCCTTATAACTCTATTGAACCTTCACAAGGTATGTATTTTAGAGTTGATGTTGATTCACAAACTACTATGGGCAGAGAAGTAATGCAAGAAACACTGGACTGGTGGGCAACACAACCAGCAGAAATATCAGATGAAGCACTAGGGGATAAAGATAGAATTAGTCTAGACGAAATGGTTAAAACAATTAATAAATGGTCTGTTGGCGTTGATGTATTTTGGTGTCAAGGTCCGTTATTTGATTATGCAATACTACAAAACATATACAAACAATTAGGACATCCAGTTCCATGGCAATATTGGCAAATTAGAGATTCAAGAACACTGTTTAGTTTGGTGCCAAGAGACCCAAACGAAAAGAGAACAGGTATGCACAATGCATTAGAAGATTGTTATTTCCAAGCAAAAAAAGTTCAGAGAGTATACAGTCAATTAGGAATAAAAAATGTCAGATACTAAATGGTATTCTTTAGGAGATCTTTACACTATTAAAAATTACAAAATAAAACACAGAAAAGATCCTGTTACCAAATGGGTAAAGTTGCGTTGTGTGTATAAAATTAAAATTAACGATACAGTTGTAGAAATTGGTAGATCTGATACTTGTAAAAAACATGGTGGAGCAGAAAAAGTAAGAAAAGCAATAGTCCAATTATTAAATGTAACCGAACACAATCCAAGTGTAACAAAAACTAAAATGTGGGAACAAATTAGGTTGAAATATAGACCAAATTCTAGTAATATTAGAATAGGAATTATTAAAACCAATGCCATTGCCAAAACCTACATACAAGAAACCCAGAGAACAAATTAATTCTTTCGAAGAATCTACCTGGCACGCCAACGATACACCATTTTATGAAACTGAACAAGTAGCAGTATTCAAAGATCTATATCCTTGCACTGAAGGACATTTACTTTTTATTCCAAAACAAAACGAACCTGATTATATTGCTGAAGCATACAAATTGGCTTATCGTTGTGGTGAACAATGGATGGAAGAAGAAAAAATTGACGGATTTAACGTAGGACAAAATAGAGGAAAATGTGCAGGCCAAACAATAATGTGGCCACACGTACATTTTATCCCAAGAAAAGACGGAGACATAAAAAACGGACAAAAAGGAAACGGAATAAGATTAAGTTTTCCAAACGGTGATCACAAAGAATATTATTAATGAAGGCAAAAACTAGTATTTTGACCAAAGGAAACGATAGTATTTCTTTCACAATCTATAGGAAAAGAAAATGGGCAGAGATAACATACTATTATTCATACAGTGGAGGATCAGAAGAAACAATAACTTGCGGTCTTCCTGATGCTGATGAAAGATACGAAGATGCAATTAAAAACGGATACAAAGTAGCATTTTAATGAAAAGAAAAAGCAAACGAAAAGATCCATTACCACTTATTAGTCCTGATGGCGGTGAAACAGTCTATGAACAAAACAGAGATGGCACACGTGGTAAATTAATATCTCAAACACAATTAGCAAGAGATATAGAAACAGAAACAGATGAGTCAGAAATGGTTGGTGTTGAAGCCATTAAATTAAGAAGAGAATATCCAACTCTACAGAAAGCCTGGGACAAATACAAGACAGTTTGGCACTTAATTAATGAACAAAACGACTGGTAATTTTGCCGGATATACATATACTCCAGATACACCTTTACCATGCGTATACGTCGCTCTATGCACGTCTAAAGGGGTGATTAAATAGTAGTATGACCAAGTTTGTAAGTGTAATAGGCAATGGAGAGAGTAGACGTGGATTTGATATAACTCCACTAAAAGGTATTACTACCATGGTAGGTTGTAATGCAATTTTCCGTGATCATAACTTGGAATATGTGGTTGCTTGTGATCGTCATATGTGTCAAGAAGCCGCAAATACTTGTGGTAAAAATACTACAATCTATACTCGAGAAAATTGGTACAAACAATTTGCTTTTTGGCCTAATGTAAAGAAAGTACCGGACCTACCATACGAAGGACACAAAAGACAAGACGAGCCTTTTCATTGGGGTACTGGACAATTTGCCGCACTAGTAGGAATGAGTTTTAAACCCAAAGCAATATTTTTAATTGGAATGGATTTATGGGGACTTGGTAAAGAAAGAACTCCAGAAAATGTTAATAACATTTACAAAGGCTCAACAGGATACACTTATATAAAAAGACCAGTTGATCCTAGTTATTGGATCTACCAGTTTGACAAACTATTTGAACATTCTGATTGTAGATGGATTGTGGTAAACCAAGAAGAGTGGAAAATGCCAGATGAATGGAAAGCACGTGATAACGTTTTCCAAGAAACTTACGAAGGTTTGGCAAAATGGATCAATAAGCAATTGACAAAATCTAAATAAAGTTTATAATAGTAATATGTTTGAAAATATAAAAGATGGAGATCTAATAACTCTAAAACTTGCTTCAGGAGAAGAAGTGATTGCAAAATATAAAGGCGGAGCAGACTCATACATTAGTATTGAGAAAGCACTTGTTTTAATGCAAGGTCCTCAGGGTCTAGCATTTGGAACATTTTTCTCCACTGCTAAACAAGACGAGCCTATTAATATTGCAAAAGATAAAATTACTTCTCTTGCTTTTATAAATGATAAAATAAAAGAGGAATACAACAGAGTTTTCAGTGCAATTAAAACGCCTGCTAAACCTAGTATTATAACATAATGGCACATTTTGAAAAACACAGTACAAGTATTAAAGCATTAGTAGATGTATCTGAAGCGATGCTTCATGCAATGGAAAAACACGGAATTGATCCTGAAACAGTTGCTAACAGACCCGAATTTACTGTACTAATCCATTTTTTAAAATCTATAATGGATGGCGAATTAAATATTCCAAACGAACTCACAGATAGAATAAGAGAAAAAGGAGAAGAATTGGGATTCGATATCGACGATATCAATAAGAGATTACATTAATGACCTATTACTCAACTAAAACATATGGACACAATATAGGACTTGCCTGTGTGTTTAGACAGCCTAACGCAGATCATTCTCATTGCCATTTGTTGCATGGATACAGTTTACAATTTAAATTTACATTTGGTTGTAATGACCTAGACAACAAAAATTGGGCAGTAGACTTTGGTGGATTAAAACCTTTAAAGAAATGGTTGGAGGATCACTTTGATCATAAAACTGCATTAGACATAAATGATCCGCATCTAGAAAAATTTAAAGAACTAGAAGCATTAGATCTTATGAGTATTGTTACTTTTGATGGTGTTGGTGCAGAAAAATTTGCCGAACACGCCTTTAACTTTGCAGACAAACTTATCAGAGAAAAAACAAACAATAGATGTTATGTCGAAAGTGTGGAATGTGCAGAACACGGAGCGAACAGTGCCATCTACAGTAGAACATAAAACATTATTTGAAAATTTAGTAATTCAACTTAATAACAGACAATTAAGAGTAAACATTTACGACACTCCTTTAGGAGAAAGATTCGTTAAAGCACTAAAAGATAATTTAATACAAAAAAGAATATTAGAAAAAAACTTCTGTTTTTTAGGTTGGGCAGATTCT